AGGAGGGTCATGAGCAGCCACGGTGACGTCCCCGACACGGCCCTCCTCGTCGTCGGCTCCACGGGGGCCATGACCTACGCGGGTGGCGGGTGGGTCGGCGCTGGTGTGGCCGGTGGGTGGGCGGCGCTGCTCGGGTTCCGGTGGGTGATGTACCGGCTGCAGCTTCGTCGTCAGGAGTTGGAGTTGCAGCAGTTCCGTAGGTGGGAGGCATCGTGGCAGGCGCTGATGACGCAGCCGGCGACGACACCGTGAGCACGGAGTTGGAAGTCGCCGGCCCAGTGGTGGACGCCGAGCTCGTGGAGCTTCCCGAACGCCCGGCCGCAGAGATAGCGACTCGTGCCGCTCCTCTCCCGGCGCCGTGGCAGGTGGAGGCCCCGGAGCGGCGCCCGGTGGTGGCGCCGTGGCTGCGGGAAGCGGAGCAGCGGAAGCAGGCCGTCACGTGGGCCGTCGGCCAGGCGCGGCACGTGTCGCAGTTCCACGCGGTCCGCGCGCCCCGCTACCTGGCACTGGCGGGCTGGTACGCGCCCCGCGGGTTGTGGCGACTCCTCGCCATCGTCACGGCGTGGGTGTTCGACTTCGAGGCCCGGCCGCTGAGACTGGCGGAGCGGGACAAGGCGAACACCGCCGACTATCTGAAGTTGCGGAAGGAACGGGACGCGGCTGTGCATCGCCGCGCGCTCATCGTGGGGATCGTGGGAGTCGCTCTCACTGCTGGTGCGGTGGTCGGTTGGGTGGTCACCGCATGGTGGGTGCACGTCCCGGTCCTCTTCGTGGCGTTGTTCGCCCTGGGCAGGTTCGGCGCGACCCCCGGTAAACCGCTCATCCCCGCGGCGGTGGTTCCCAACACGACGCGGAAGCTGTCTCCGGGGATCGTGACCAGGGCGTTCACTGTCGCGAAGCTGTGCAGCGAGGATCTGCCGATCACGTTCGCTACGCCGATCCACCGGGACGCCAACGGGTATCGCGTCGTCATCGACCTCCCGTTCGGGGTGACCGCGGAGAAGGCGAGGAGCAAGCGGGATGAGATCGCCAGCGGGTTGGACGTGGATGAGCGGCAGGTGTTCCTGTCCCGTATCCGCGGCGCGTCAGGGTCGTCGAGGCGCATTGCCCTATGGGTGTGCGACGTGGATCCGCTGTCGGTGCCGGCTGGTCCGTCGCCGCTGATTGAGGCTGGTCGTGTCAACTTCTGGGAGCCGTGGCCGTTCGGCGTCAACGAGCGCGGCGTGGTCGTTCCGCTGTGCCTGTTGTGGCAGGCGATGCTGGTCGGGGCGATCCCCCGGCAGGGCAAGACGTTCTCCGCGCGTCTCCCCGCGCTGGCAGCGGCGCTGGATCCGCATGTGCAGATCCGCATTCACGACTTGAAGGGCAGCCCGGACTGGGTGCCGTTCCGGCACGTGGCGCACCGCATCTTCTACGGCGAGCGGCCCGACCCGGACACGGGTGTGGATCCGGTGCTGGCGTTGCTCGATGGTGCGAAGGAACTCCTCGCGGAGGTCGACCGGCGCAACCGCACGCTCCGCACGCTGCCCGCGGAGGTGTGCCCACAAGGCAAGCTCACCGAGGAGCTGAGCCGCACCCGGAGCGCGGGGATGCCGCTTGTTCTGTTCGTCATCGACGAGGTACAGCGCGCGTTCAAACACAAGACCTACGGCAACGAGCTCGAGGACGCGTTGACCGACCTCGTGAAGGTCGGCCCGTCGACCGGGATCATCACGGTCGCGGCGACGCAGAAGCCGGACTCGAAGAGCACGCCGACTGGGTTCCGTGACCAGTTCGGGGTGAAGTTCGCTCTCCGTGTCACGACGATGCACGCGTCCGAGGCGATCCTGGGTCAGGGCGCCTACGGGGAAGGGTTGGACGCGAGCCTGCTGAGCCCGGACGGGAAGGGCTGCGGGTTGCTCCGCGGCACGGGTGACGACGGCGCGGAGGTGTTGGCCGGCGCGGTCCGCACGTACCTGGCCGAATCGACTGACGCTGAAGCGATCTGCCTGCGCGGGAAGTTGCTGCGGGAGCGTGCGGGCACGTTGGACGGGATGGCTGCGGGGCAGGTCGCGATGGCCACCCCACCCGCCTACTCGGTCGCCGCTGACCTGACGACGGTGATGGCGAACGACAAGAAGGCCCACTCCGACGTGCTGTGCTCGAGACTGGCCGACCGGTGGCCCGAGCGGTACGCGGGTTGGGAGCCCGCCCAGCTATCCGCCGCGCTGAAGCCGTTCGGGGTGAAGACCCGGCAGGTGTGGGCCGAAGGCTTGGACGGGGAGACCGGCAACCGCTACGGCGTGCTGCGGGCGGACCTTTTCGAGGCGTTGGACGAGCCCGACGAGCCGGTTGGGGCCTAGCGATGTTCCTAGCTTCGACAGCAGGCTGCGCTAGGTCTAGCGCTGGCGCTAGCGCACACGGCGGGGCTGTGACCTGCGGTTTAGCGCCGCTAGCGGTTCTAGCGCCCCACCCTAGGGAAGCTTCGCGGGGTGTCGAATGAGCACTCTCACGGTGTTTGCGCTAGTCGCTGCGGTGATCTACGTCGGGTTGTGCGTGGTGTACCCGAACGTCACGTGCCGCGCCTGTCGCGGTACTGGGAAGGCCCGCCAGCCGGGGCAGCGGACCGCGTGGCGGTCGTGCTGGTGGTGCGGCGGTGAGGGTTCCAGAACACGGCTCGGGCGGCGTCTGCTGTCCCGACGGAAGTAGAGGAGACAGGACATGGGCAAGAGCCTCGGGTACTGCCAACACGGTCGGCGGCTCGACCAGTTGTGCTGGTACTGCGCCAACGGGCGTATCTAGTCGGTGAGTGCAGGCAGTATCGGTTCGTCGGGGACTGGCAGGGGGAGGCTATGAGTGGCAACCGAAGAACAGGCAGACAAGGCACTACGCGAGCAGCAGATCCTCGCGATGAAAACCAACCCGGAGGAGGCGTTGGCGCAAGCCCGCAGGCACAGGCAGGACGACCTGGGGCGCTGCCGCTGGTGCTCGACGACGATGGACTGTCAGATCGGACCGTTGGCGTATGCGGCGGTGCGGCGGCTGGTGGCGGAGGAGATGCTGCCGCCTGAGTCGCTGAGTGGCCTGTCCCTTCCTGGCCGCTCTGGCCCTTGAACAGCAGAAACAGCCCCGCCACCAACACCTCGAAAGGTGCGGTGGCGGGGCTGTTGTGTGTCGTCGGGCCGGGGCGGGGCCTGCGACGACTGGGGAGCGGGTCTCGGGGCTAGAGCAGGACGTACCCGTCGGGGTGAGTACCGGTGAGCTCGGTGTACCCGTTGGGGTGGGTGCCGGCGACCTCGGTGTAGCCGTTGGGGTGTGCGCCGGCCAGGAGTGTTGGGGCGCCGGGGTGGATGGGGTAAGTGGGGATCGCCCCGGTGGTTGCGGTGATGACGGTGACCATGGTGATGGTCGAGGTGACCGCAGCCTGGTTCGCCGTCGTCGCGGTGACCGTTGAGCCGGCCGAAGTTGTGGCCGAGACGTTGGCGGTGTCGGACCGAGCCCCGGTGACGGTGCTGGCGGAGGTGGTTGTGGCCGTGACTTGACCGGTGTCCGTGCGGGAGCCCGTGACGGCGGAGGTTGAGGTGGTCGTCCCCGTGACAGCGCCCGAGTCGCTCCGAGCGGCCGTGACCGTTGGGGAACTCGTCGTGGTCGTCGAGACAGCCGCAGGGCTGTCGGTGTTCGCCACCACGGTTGAGTCGACCGATGTGACGGCGCTGACCGCACCGGTGCCGGGGATCGTCGCCGTGACCGTCGAGGAGACCGTGGTCGTCGCGGAGACAGAGCCCGTGTCGGTGCGGCTGGCGGTGACCGTTGGGCTGACCGTCGTCGTAGCCGAGACCGCAGCGCTGTCCGATCTAGCGGCCGTGACGGTCGGTGTGATCGTCGTGGTCGCTGAGACCGCGCCGGTGTCGGTCCGAGCGGCTGTGACGGTGCTGTCGACGTTCGTTGTGCCGCTGACCGCGGCTGAGCCATCGGCGGAAGCCGTGACCGTGCTCGCCACTGTCGTGGTCGCTGAGACCGCGCCGGTGTCCGTTCGGGCGCCCGTGACGGTGCTCGAGCTGGTCGTCGACGCCGAAACGTCCGCGGGGCTCGACGTGTTCGCGGTGACCGTCGACCCGGCCGTGGTGGTCGAACTGACGTCCCCGCTGTCCGAGCGGGCGGCGGTGACAGTGGTCCCGACGGTGGTGGTCGCCGAGACAGCGCCGCTATCCGTGCGAGCCGCCGTGACGGTGCTCGACGAGGTGGTGGTGCCCGTGGCAGCGGCGGGGCTGTCCGTGTTACCGGTGACCGAGCTACCCACGGTCGTCGAAGCGGTGACGGCGCCGGTGTCGGTGCGCGTCCCGGTGACGGTTGAATCAACCGAGGTGGTGGCAGCGACCGCGCCGCTATCCGACCTCGCCGCTGTGACAGTCGGTGAAGCGGTTGTAGTGGCTGAGACCGCGCCCGAGTCCGAACGGGCCGCGGTGACCGTGCTCGAACTGGTCGTCGTCGCTGAGACGGCGCCCGTATCTGTCCGGGCTGCCGTGACCGTCGACGCGGCGGTGATCGTGCCGGTAACGGAGGCGGGGCTGTCGACGTTCGCCGTGACCGTGCTGTCGGCTGTGGTCGAGGCTGATACAGCTCCGGTGTCCGAGCGAGCGGCGGTGACCGAGTCGCCGACTGTCGTGGTCCCGGTGACCGCGCCCGTGTCTGTCCTGGCCGCTGTGACCGTGGACCCGACCGTCGTCGAGGCCGAGATGGCGCCCGAGTCGGACCGGGCTGCGGTGACTGTGCTGCCGACCGTCGTACTCGCCGAGACGTCGCCCGAGACCGCGCCCGCCGACGAGATCACCAGGTGCGAGTTCAGCGGCGTCCACAGAATCGGCGGGCCATCCGCGTCCGTCGAGGTCGCCGTCCCGCCGGCGGTCAGGCTGTTGCCGTTGCCGGAGTAGTCGGTGGTCTCGGCGATGAGGAACGGGTGCCACCGCAGCAGGTTCGCCGTGCGCATCGGCGTGTAATGCTGGAGTTCCTCTTCCATCTCCGCTGCGGTGAGCAGAGCGGTGTAAAGCTTGAAGTTCGCGACGGACCCGTTGAGCCATTCCCCGCCGTACCCGTCGTCGCCGATGGTGAGGACCCCGGCGGGGTTGCTGATCGCGGTCAGCGTCCCCGAGTAGGAGGTCGGGGCGGAGCCCTGCGCGCCGATGCTCAGGGTGAACGCGGTGCCGTTGCACGTCGCGGCGGCGCGGTACCAGGTCCCCACCGTCGCGGCGAACGAGCCGATCGTCGCGTTGTTCTGGTCGAACACGAAGAACGTGGTGCCATCGGTCTGCGAGCACAACCCGAACTGCGGCACACCCGTGGTCCCGACGCACCACACACCCGAGTAGTTGTTCCGGTCGGTGACGACCTTGAACCAGCAGGTGATGCTGACAGCCGTCCCGGTAATGCCACTGCTGGTGTCGGTGTAGAGGTCACCGGTGGCGTCGAAGCGGACGGCCACGGGGTTACGCCGTGGTCTTGACGAGCGTCAGGATCGCGTCCCCGGACATCGTGTCCCCACCAGCGGCCGCGTCCCGATAGACACGCAGCATCACCTGGTCGCCGACCGCCACAGAATCCACGGCGGTCACCGACACCTGGCATTGGTGCAGCCGCTGCCCCGTCGTCCCCAAATGGGAGTCGGTGAACGTCGCAGCCGTGTCCAAGCCATCGGTTTCGATGTCCTGCGTGTCCGTGTTCGGGGTGATCGCCGCGACCTGGCAGCCCCAGATCACATCACCCGAACTCGCCGTGTCCGCATACCAGAACAGGTCCACGGTCATGGTGCCGGCGGTGTCGCAGATGAACGTGAACCAGATGCTCTCGGCGGTGGCCGCGTCGAACGCGTAGCCGGGAACCGGGTAGTTCGAGCCGTTGGCTTGGACGATGCCGGGGAACGCCGTGGTGCGGACGTTCCCGGCGCGGGCGGGCCACTCGTGAGGCATGGGTGTCCCCCGTCAGGTCGCGGCGACTGTAGTGCGAACGGCCTAGCTCTATGCGGCAATCGGGCTAAGCGCCAGGGTCACTGCCGAGAACGAAAGCGTGCTTCCGTTGATCACCGGCACCGAAGCGGTCAGCGCGCACGACTGCAGGAAGTTGCCCGAAGTCGACGCGTCCCAGATGGAGATGTGGCTGATGGTCTCCGAACCGGTCATCGAGAACGAGGACAGCGACGAGAGGGCCATGGACCCACCGGACGCGGCGGACCAGGCGATGGCGTTGCGGGTGGTGACACCCGACGCGTTCGACGTGCCGGCAGAGCCGGGGTCACCGGTGTGGAGCTTCACGAACGGGGTTGCGATCGCCGGGGAGGCCGTGTTGCGGTACGTGTTCAGGTAGCTGTTGGCCTGGCTGGCGACGAGTCCGACGGTCATTCCTGCTCCTCAGCGGTGTTGTCGAGCCCAAGGTGGGCGCGTTCCTCGGGGGTCATTTCGCGGTCGGGGTGTGAGGCGTCCGCGGTCGCGGTGATCGTCAGGAACGACTCGAACGCGTCGGACACGGGATCTCCCTTGGGCATGGCGAAGCACCCCGCCAAGACGGGGTGCGAGGCGGAGGGGGCTAGAAGGCGCGGTCCAACGTGGCGTCGAGCAGCACCCGGCCCTGCGCGACGCGGATCTGCTGGTTCCCGACCGACGCGTTGGGGTCGTGAAGCTCGATCTGATACTCGGCGGTGCTGAACGTCCACGGGTCGGACTCGCTGGCGAGGACGCGCCACGCGACGGATGTGCCGGTGAGGGTGATCAACCCTTCGCCGGGGTCCGGGTCGTCCGACCAGGTGAACACGGTTTGTGCGTCACCACGGCGGAGTTTGATCTGACCGTGCGCCGAACATGCCGTGACGTCGAACGGGGCGTCGGCAGAGTCCAGCATCGGCACGCTGATGCCGGCCCAGTCGCTGCCTTGTTCGATCGTCAGGTCGACGTGGACAGCGCTCACGGCCCGGTGTCGGCCTTCACGAGCGACGCGGTGCCCTGGTCACCCACTGGCGCGGAGACGAGCGACGTGAGCAGGGAGATCACGGCAGCACCTGCGGCGATCCCGAAAGCCTGCCCCCAGTCGACGGCGAGCACGTTGAACAGGACGTCACCGACGAGCCACAGGCTGAGCAGCGCTTGGGCTGCGGTCTTGGCGGATCGCTCCAGGGCGTCTTTCCAGAAAGACCAGGTCAGCATCTCAGGCTCCCAACTGCTTGGCGGTGGCGTTGAGCCACCAGTCCCAGGTGGCTTGCTCGACGTACAGCTGGTCAGCGCCCTGGCGGAGGATCGTGTCCTGCGCGGTCTGCCGCTCACCGGGGGTGAGTTCACGGCAGATGCCACCGGACAGCAGCGCCATCCGGGCCGGTGGGCTACCCGCGCCCATGACTAGGAACATGGCGTCCTCCTCGGACTCGGGTGGTTTCGGGGGAGCGGGCTTGGGGGTGCTGCGAAGTCGCGCTGCGACCGCTGCGAGCTTCCCCGTGGAGACGTTGATCTCGAAGTGCATCTCGTCGACGCGGCCGTCGTAGTCGCCGCCCCACAGGACGGCGTTGTCGACTTCGGCGATGATGGCGTGGATCGCCCGAACCTTCGCGCTGCCGAACGTGCCTCGCACCCCTAGCGGGTGGTCGGGGGCGTTGAAGTCCACCGCGGTGCCGCTGGAGTGGTTGCTGAGTGCGGTGGCGCCGCGGATCGGCCGGTAGGAGTACCCCCAGCACCACCCTGCGTGGAGCGGCTCGACGCGGTTGTGGAACTGCTGCGCCACGTACTGCAGGACCGTGGTCACGTCCCCCGCCTTCGCGGACAACGTCACCCCTGCGACGGTGAAGCTCTGCACGCCGACCGACGCTGCGGTGGTGCCAGCCGGCCAACCGTTCTGGCTGAGCATCAGTCCCCCTCGGCGTCCGGTGTGACCGCGTTCGCTGCGGCCACGAACACGGCGGCGATCTCCAACGCCTCATCGCGGGTGAAGATGGAGTTGCCGCTGGTCATGTTGCGGATGGGGTAGTCGGGGTCCCCGCTGGGGACGCGGAGCCAGTAGCCGGGGCCGCGCCATTCGGCTGTCATCAGTCCATCGGCCCTCTCTGCTCCGGAATCCACACGGCGTGGACCTGCCAACCGGCGGCGCCGTCGCTCTTGACGCTCACGGTCACGTCGTCCAAATCGGGTGCCAGGGCGCCTGCTTCACGTCGGCAGTCGTCGACCGCTTGGAGGAGGCCGGAGGTGCCTGCGGTGACGCTCACCCACCTGGTGGCCTCGCCCATGGCGACCCCTAGCCGACCTGCAGTAGTCC